CCTAGAAGAGCGTAAGATGTCATACGGTAGGACAGGGTATGCTTTACAGTTCATGCTCAATCCCAGGCTGTCTGATGCTGATAGATACCCACTAAAGATAAATGATCTTGTTATAACAGATATTGATACAGACCTAGCTCCTGAAAAAATCATTTGGTCCTCCGATAGAGATAACGAAAATAAAGACCTGCCCAATGTAGGACTAGGTGGAGACAGGTATCATAAACCTTCTAAGACTATAGGTGATATGATTCCATATACAGGTTCTGTTATGTCTATTGACCCTAGTGGTAGAGGAAAGGATGAAACAGGATATGCTGTTGTTAAAATGCTTAACGGTCAACTCTTTGTTCCTCAAGCTGGTGGTCTAAAAGGTGGTTACGATGATCAAACTCTTAAACTACTAGTTAACATAGCAAAGGATAACAAAGTAAATAAGATCATTATAGAGTCTAACTTTGGAGATGGTATGTTCCTGGAACTACTTAAACCTATACTCTTTACTTCATACCCTTGTTCTGTTGAAGAAGTAAGACACAGTAAACAAAAAGAACTTAGAATCATTGATGTCCTGGAACCTGTCCTTAATCAACATAAACTTATCGTAGACCCTTCTGTAGTACAACATGACTATAAGAGTGCTCAAAGCTATCCTGTAGAGTCACAAGCTAAGTATATGTTAATGTATCAACTATCAAGGATAACAAAAGATAAAGGTAGTCTTATACATGATGATAGATTAGATGCTCTAAGTATAGCTGTTAACTATTGGGTAGAACAAATGAATCAGGATGTAGATAATAACATTAACTTTAGAAAACAAGAACTCCTAGATGAAGAGTTAACAAAGTTTACTGATTCATTCTATAAGAGAACTGTTAAAGGTCCTAGAGCAATGCTCTGGCAATAGCTTCGCTATTACCTTTCGTCTTTACTCACTATGTTCGATAAAGACTCTGTAGCTTCTATTAACAAATCTTTACCTCTTTATATATCTTATAAGGTGCTCCGATAGTTAGTACAAATACATAACTACTAAAGTACTTATTGTTGTTATAATGAATAGTTCTAAAAGAAATATGAACACACCTATCCTTAAAAGAGTTTTAAATAAAGATTGTTTATGACAAGGTCCTTGTTTAAAGTTAAAATGTTAACAACAATATTATCCATGATAACTTATTTAGTAGTTCTTAGTTCTTTTATGATCGAAAGCAGATACTTCGTTCTTCTCCTTTCTCCTTTTAAAGCTGTGTCATAGAAATCTATAACAACCTATTAATAGGATTATAACGAATATTTGAAAATGTAAAGCCTTAAATTTATGACAACTCCTTATGTAGATCAGATCGACCTGTTTAACAACGACTTACAGAACTTAATTTATCGGTATAAAAGTGAGTACGACTTACACGATGAAACTCTTATAGGCTGTATCGAGGCTTCCAAGTTAGCGGTTATGGATTCGTTAACTATAGACTTTGGAAGTGAAATAGACCTAGATGATGAAGACAATGATGAAGATAAGGTTTAATTTTTGGTGAAAAAATCTGAAGGGGTTACGCTATATACGCTGTCGTAAAAATACCCCTTAGCCTACCCTAAAAAAGAGTTGTGGGGNGGGTATTGTTAGAAAATAAGTAATTAATACTTTTCCTAAATCACTGGCAATCAATAGGTTTATGACATTAAATCGCACAATATGGATTATGTCTAATTGTTAATGATCAACGACTTAGGTAATAATCTATCCTTATTGAGACATTGTTGAGACTGGTACTTAATCTATCCTTATTGCAAGTTGTTTGCATTGGCTTATTGAGACATTGTTGAGACTAAGTATGAATTTGTATTTTCTTATTCGTTTATCTTTCGATCAATCAAAGTCTTTATTTTGATTAGTCAAAGTCTTTAATCTCATTTGATCAATAATTATATAAAACTTTTTTTATTTTTTTCTATTAAGTAAAAGAAACAACTTACAACAAACTTAAAAATAAAAGCTTTACAACTTTTGACTTTTTTGATTTAAAGCCAATCATATTAATTTTAACCAACAAATAGAAAGAAAATATAAATGAATCAATCATTAAAACAATACATTGACCAAAGGGAATTATCTCTTTTATACACTTTCAACAATCTTCCCTATTTTGAAGATCAAATGGGTAATGTTGTCAGTTTGAAACAAATTGAAAGAGATTATTTTAACAGCTTAAAGACAGCATAACCATGAAACCAAACGGCTTTATAATTCATGAAGGTACAAAGAACGGCTCTAAATACGCTGTAATTGCTACGCTCAAAACAAGTAACAGGAAAACAGGTAACATGATTCAATTATGGATTTTATTATCAGACCATAGTCCAGTAGATGGCGTTAAAAGCGGATTAGATGCTAGTACTATTTGTACTGGCTGTAAATTTGCTAGTGGGAACGGCTGTTATGTCAATGTTGGGCAAGCTCCAAACGCTATTTGGAAGGCATACAAAGCAAATAAATATCCTAAATTAGACCCTTTCTTATATGACAATGTCTTTAATGGTAGGAAAGTAAGGTTTGGAGCATATGGCAACCCTAGTTTAATACCTTTATCTATTGTTAAAATGATAACAGAAGCTTGCGATGGATGGACTGGTTATTTCCACGATTGGAAAGAGATGAGTAAACAGCGTGCAACTGCATACGGAAATTACTTTATGGCATCGACTGAAACAAATGATTCAGTAAGAAGAGCAAAGGAAAAGAATTTGCGTTATTTCCATGTATCACCACAGCAACCTAAAGATACCATTGAATGCTTAGCTGATAGTAAAGGCTTATCTTGCGATCAATGCCAACTTTGCAAAGGAAATCGTATTGGTGCTAAGTCAATATGGATTAATCCTCACGGCTCTAAAAAGAAAAGAGCAATCGAGCAAGCGATCTCTAATTAATAACTAACTAATATATATATATGAAAAACATTAAAGAAACAAATCATTCCAACTTCAAAATGGATGATCTCAAACCTACCAAGAAAGAGCAAATAACCATATGGCTGATCTCGCCAGTAATTGTGTTGACCAGTTGGGCTGTCTTAATTTGGATTTGCTCGCAATGAGTGTTACAGAATACATAGAAGAGATACCCTTTTGTTATCGTGTTGTAAGCGATTATAAACAAGTGTATTACAAATGGCACTGCCGATCATACCCTGACTTATTTACTGGCAAAGCTCACGATAAAGAAACAATGTTTGAGCAATTTAAACAAGTTGCTAAGGAACTTAAAAAATTAAATAGAAAGAAACAACCAACATGAGCAGACAATACGAAATAGAATTAAAGAGTACAACTTATCGTACATTTTATGTACAGGCTGAAAGCATGGATGATGCTATTAATAAAGCTGAAGACCACGCATGGGATGACGAAGAAATCAGTCGTGCTTGGTGTGACAATATGGAAGTTAATAAAGGATGGGAACAAGATGAACAGGAAGCCAACTAACATGAAAAAAATAAAAAGAAAACCACAATTAAAGTTTAAAAATTTTGCGATAATAGCAGAGAAATATTCACAAGGTAAGCATGAGATCATGCAAATCAGTACAATTCACAGTAAGTCTATTGATCAAGCGAGTCAGACAGGTACGAACCTAGCTAAAATGCTTGGTCTAAAATTCATTCACGCAAGGGAGGTAGCTATATGAGCTTAGAAATGCTATTGATGTATGCCTTGATCTTAATCCTTTCCCTTGGCTTCTTATACAGAGAACCATGAGAGCTTGTAATAAGTGTGGTATAACCTTAAGAGGGAGTGACCAGGAGGGAGATATATGTTTGACTTGCCTTTCCTCGCTTACGCCCCATTGTAACTTTGACCAAGGGTATAGTACCATCGAAGGAGTGATCCGACAAACAACCAACAATAAAATTATGAATAATAAACCAACAAACTTTAGTATTAAAGAATCCCTAGAGGTAGTATGGGAAGCCATACACGAATGGAATGAACAAGCATCTGATAAAGAATATAGCGAAGATGATGTTAAGACTGGTATGGCATGG